ATCTTTTGCGGTTACAGGCTTGGACTCGTGACGGGGCAACTGACGCCGAAATAGCGACTCATATCGGCATTAGCCGAGATACTTTATATTCCTGGAAGAAGAAATACCCTGACTTTTCTGACGCCTTAAAAAGAGGCAAGGAAGTCGTTGATATCGAGGTAGAAAATGCACTGCTTAAACGAGCCATGGGGTATGAATATAGCGAGGTTACGAAAGAGATGACGTATGCCCCTAACGGCGAACCGCTAGGCCTTACTGTGACAAAGGTTATAACTAAGCGTGAACGGCCTGACGTTACGGCGCAAATCTTCTGGTTAAAAAACAGACGGCCTGACTTATGGAGAGATGTAAAGAACGTTGATATGCAAGCAAAGATTGAGAATAACCCCTTCGATGGCGTCAAATCGGAAGACATAAAGAAGCTGATAGGCGATGATTGACGAACGCATTAAGCGGCAAGCAAAAAGAGAACTCGCCAGGCGTGAGTTCTTTTATTTTTGCAATTTGATGGCTTCAGACTTTTATAAGCCTGAACGGCGGTATCTTGTTGAGTTGTGTGAAGCATTGCAGTCGTTCTATGAGGATGAGAAAGCCAAGGTACTTATCATTAATGAGCCACCTCGACATGGGAAGAGCCGTACGGCCAGTTTATTCGTTGAGTGGGTCCTTGGCCGTAACCCGTCGGAGAAGATAATGACCGGTTCGTATAACAATATTCTTTCAGCAACCTTTGCTAAGAATGTTCGTAATGCCATTCAGGAAGTCAAAGCTGATGAGAATATCACGGTTTACTCCGATATATTCCCAAACGTCCGCATCAAGCGTGGCGACGCAGCCATGGATATGTGGAGTTTGGATGGCGGTTACAATTCATACTTGGCAACGTCTCCGTCTGGTACGGCAACAGGGTTTGGCTGTTCGCTTCTTATTATCGACGACATCATTAAAAATGCCGAAGAAGCCTACAACGAGACAGCGAAAGAAAAGGCCTGGCTGTGGTTTACGAATACTATGTTGTCACGTCTTGAAGAGGGGGGCAAGATACTCATCATTATGACGAGATGGGCTAGTGATGACCTTGCCGGCAGAGCCATTGAGCATTTCGGCGATGCGGCCAAGGTGATTACGATGCAGGCGTTACAGCCGGACGGCAGTATGTTGTGTGATGAAATACTGTCACGGCGTAGTTATGAAGAGAAGGTCAGAGCCATGGGTGCCGATATTGCATCGGCAAACGGTGGTGCGGCCGGTGGTATAACGCTGAACGTATCAGCTCTTGATGCCGAGTCCTTTGGAAATTGGCTTGAATCGAAAGGCGGCCGAGTATTAAGGCAGTTCACCGTTAACCAAGACCGTGAATTTATCGGTACGGCAGGAGTGTGGTAGAACATGGAGAAATTAAAAAAATTCCCTCGTATTAAGTCGCTTGCGTGGAAGTCGTCTAAAATGCAGCACTGGGATACGAAGTCCAAACGTAGCGGATCCGGAAGAGTACGAACCATGACGACGTGGCGGTATCCGCAGTATACGATTACGACGGAATTCGCATACCTCAAACCTGAAGAGTACAAAAAAATGATGGGCTTTGTGTCGCAAATCCAAGGCGGCACAGAGCCTTTCTTATGGCTTGACCCTGAAGACAACGAGGAAAAAGGGGTTGTTCTCGGAAAGGGTAGTCAAGGCGAATGGCAAGCAGTGCGGAGGTTTGGCGATTATACAGAACCCGTTGCATACGTTGAAAGCGTAAAGCTTTATGCTGATGGCGTACTTATCGAGCATGTAACGACAGACGGCGGCACGATTCGGACTAGTGATGCCGTATCGCCTGACGCTGTCATCACGGCAGATTACACGTATTACTGGAAGGTGCTGCTTAGCGGTGACTTCACGGCAGAGCTCGAGTACAAAGACGTTTACAAATCAAAATCCTTTAAGTTGGTGACCGTGCAATGAAACAGGCAGGAGAAGCATTAACTCAACACTTAAATACGGCAAAGTCGTTCCGTAGTTGCGACTTATATACCCTTCGACTTCAAAGCGGCATGGCGTATTACTGGACGGATACGGACTCAAACGTAAGTCACGGTGGCCATGTATATCGTGCAGACGGGCCTGTCATTACTCGTAACAAGACCTCGACACATTCTGATGTGGCGGTTGATAAGCTTTCCGTTTCGGTATCGTGTGATAAGCACGACCAAATAGGCGGTGTTCCGATACTGGCAGTCGCTCATAATGGCGGACTGGACGGAGCTACCATGGAGTTAAAACGTGCGTTCTTTAATCAAGACGGCACATTAATTGACGCTGTGGATATCTTTACGGGTACGGTCGAGGTAAAACAAGGCGGTGGCCTTACGATAACGCTTGACGTAAAGTCCGTTGTACAGAAGCTCAATACAGAGTTTCCGAGTAAGCGGTACTATCCGCAATGCCCTTATTGTGTGTACTCCAAAGAGTGCGGAGTCGATATAAAGAAGTACCGTAAGCGAATGAAAGTAACGGCACTTACAGGCGTAAATACTGTCGGAATAGACGTATCGTTTGAAGATGGTTATTACAATGCCGGTGGTATTGAATGGGTGTCGGGTCCTCTTGCCGGGCAATCGACTCAGATAATGAGCAGCTCGAACGGTACCGTTATGTATATGAGTCCGAGTGATACGCAGGCAACCGTTGGAAGCGAAGCCTATATTTATCCCGGTTGCGATAAAACGCCTGAAACGTGCAAGAAGAAGTTCGATAATTTCGCACGAAACAGCGCTACTCCGTACGTACCGTTAAAGGAGACGATTCGATGAAAAGTACAGGGCAAAAAATCGCAGACGCTGCTCTTAAATGGCTCGGAACACCGTACGTTAATAATGCTATGGCCAAAGGGTACGGAGTCGACTGTGCATACCTTCTTGTTGCGTCACTTGTCGGATCGGGCATGATTACAAAGGACCAATTACAGATAGAAAACTACTCGAACGAATGGCATTTACATCGTTCAGAGGAAAAGTATTTAAAGTACATACAGCAAGTCGCCGACGAAGTTCACGGAGAACCTCAAATCGGCGACTTTTTGCTATATCAATACGGTCGGTGTATAAGTCATGGTGCGGTATATATCGGCAATGACAAAGTTATTCACGCCTTCGTTGACCTTGGCGTTATTATCTCGAATGTTAACGATATTCTGTTTTACGATAACCGAGGAAAATCAAGGCTCCGTGCTGTGTATCGATTCAATCCGAAGAAAGGGGGTGCCGCTTAATGGGGTTTTTATTCAAGAAGAACAACACAACGAATCGAGCCGATATTATTGGCGATTTCCAAATAAACAGTGCTTCATACGGCGAAACGGTACCTGAAGTCCTCGGCACGACAAGAGTCTCGGGAAATATCATCTATTGGGATGATTTCACCGCACACGAACATAAGCACACAAGCCGTACAGGTAAGGGCGGCGGCTCAAAGCATACGGAAATAGACTACACATACACCGTAGCCGCAGCCATTGCTTTGTGCGAAGGACCTATAGCCGGTATTGGTAAGGTGTGGAAGGATAAGGAAGTCTATGAGTATCCTCAAGCCGACATCCAGCTATCCCTTTATAAAGGCGAATACGGACAGGAGCCGTGGCCGTATGTTACTAGCAAGCACCCTGAAAAGGCACTGCCGTACAGCGGATTAGCGTATATGGCAGGGGTTGTTGACCTCGGCAATCGTGGCAGCCTTCCGACGTATAATTTTGAGGTTAAAGGGAAACTTCTTGAGACTGGCGATGGGGTCGATGTGAATCCTGCGGATTATATTCTATATGTGCTGAAAGCGGCAGGAATTGAAGACGTTAAAATCGAGGGCATTGAGAATTTCCGTAAGTATTGTGCAGCGGCCGATATTCTTATCTCGACACCGCCTGATGAGTCGGCGAAAAAGGCACAACAAATTATTAACGACATCGCCGAAATTACCAACTGTTACCTATTCTGGTCCGACGACCGGCTGAAGATTGTACCCTTGGCCGACAAAGCGGTCGGTGACTGGAATCCTAAAAAGGAGATCCAGTACAACCTTACGGCCGACGACCTCATTCCTGGTAGTGACGGGCAACTCGTTATATACAAGCGTAAAGACAGCTCGGAGACGTATAACCAAGCAACTGTTGAATTTATCAATCGTGCTAATGGGTACGAAAAAGAGACGGTGTCCTTCGAGGTAGTAGCAGACGTTCAGAAGAACGGCATGAAGCCTGCAAGTAAAAAGACTGCACACTACCTATATACAAAAAAGAGAGCGCAGTATTACGCTGAACAATTAGCCATGAAACGCCTGTACAGCAAGAATCAGTACACGTTTCATTTGGATTGGGCCTTTTGTAGATTAGAGCCTGGAGACCTTGTGACGCTTACCGATGAATTATGCCAACTAGACAGGCAAGTCGTTGTTATTACGGCTGTTAACGAAGCGGCTGACGGTGAGCTTGAAATCACAGCAGAAGGAAAGCCGCCTGGAACATATGCGCCGGCACGGTACGACGTACATGAGAACGAACGGCCGTTTACTGATTATAATGTTCCGGCTCCGTCTATTGACCATTATGCCATTGTACAAACGCCTGGGGATGTGTCTGGTAACGAGCTGCTATTAGGTGTAACGGCTCCGTCCGGTTGGGGCGGTTGCACGGTGTGGGTATCAGACACGGGCGATGCGTATAAAGAAGCCGGCAAGATTACGGCACAGGCACGTATTGGACGACTTGTCGCAGCCATGACAGCCGAAGCGATGAGTTGCACGGTTGAACTCTTCGCAGGAGAGCTTCGAGGCGGCTCGGCCATCGACGCTCAGCGAGGGAACACGCTTATCTGGATTGACGGTGAGTGCCTTAGCTATGAAGGGGCGACTCTTCAGCCTGACGGGCGGTATTTACTTACAGGCTTAATACGTGGCCAATACGCCACGACAGCTAATAATCACGCCGAAGGTTCGCAGTGCGTCCGTATTGACGAAGCACTGTTTCATGCTCCGTACCGTACGGAAGATATCGGCAAGAAGATATGGATTAAGTGTGCGTCAGTAAATATGTTCGGATCCAATGAGCAAGACCTTTCCGAAGTGCAGGCTATTGAGTATACGATACAGCCGTATTACATTCCCGAGGTTCGAGACCTTGCCGTATACACGAAATATTACGACCTGGGTGACGGCGTCTCGTCTTTTGATGTTATCGCAACCTTTGCACCTCCTCAAATTACAAGCTTTGATACGGCCGAAGGGTGGTATAAAGAAGACTCCGGAGATTGGAAGTACGGTGGTAACGGTGACGGCCAAATCGTCATCAGTGGCTGTGAGCTTGGCCATACGTACGATATACGTATCAGGGTCAAAGACCGACACGGCAACTATTCACAAGGCCTTATTAAGCGATTTACGGTCGAAATGAAATCAGAAGTCCCGAATACACCGCAAGGCTTTGCCGTTACGTTTGGGAGTGCAGCCACGTTCAATTGGCTAGAGGTGCGAAACGCCGATATTGACTTCTATGAGATTCGACATGACTTGAATCCGGGGCAAGAAGTTGGACGCATCGGTAAAAGCACGAATACGACGTACGTCGGAACCCTGACGGAACGAAGCGGGCGAGTGTACTTGTACGCTCACAATCCGATGAAGGGATACAGCGCTCCGGCTATGCTTGAGTATAACGTCAAAGCACCGAAAGTACCGACGCATATAACGGCTAAAGGCGGTATGTCAGGCATAGGCGTTACGTTCGACCCTGTTCCTCTTGGGTGCCGAGGGGCTAACGTATATGTCGATGATGCGGTTTACTTTACGCCGACTAATTCATTCTCGCTGATTCTTGCGCCTGGCGTATACCGAGTGCGAGTTGCTTATACGGATATCTTCGGCGAGGGAGAAAAGAGCGGTGAACAGCTTGCCACGGTCAAGCTTGAGATAGATAAATCAATTATCAGTCGTGAAGCCTTGGGCTTGGATGAAATAGACAGGGCGATTGCCAAGATTGAGGGTGATGTCGGGGTCGTAAAGTCCGAAGTGACAGGAACGTCGACTCGTATCACGCAGCTCTCGAACAGCGTTGATTTACGGCTCAACAGTCTAGACGGCAAGGAGCTGATATCTCGTATTAATCTGTCACCAACCGGAACACGAATCGACGGCAAGCTGCTACATGTCACTGGCCAAGCGCTCTTCGATGACAACATTGTCACTCCGAAGATGATTCAAGCCGGAGCAGTAACGGCCGACAAAATGCATGTGGAAAGCTTATCGGCTATTTCAGCGACTATCGGCACATTGCGGACTGCAACGAGTGGCGCTCGGACGGAGATACGAGACAATCTCATCGAAGTTTACGATTCTAACGACAGATTACGAGTCAGAATGGGGGTATGGTAACCATGGTAATCGGAATTGCTTTAGTGGTTGTAGTAGCTGCAGTTATATTGCTAAAAAGCAAAAGTAAGAAACCGCCTGATACTGCACAGAAGGCAGAAAGCGTACAGACCGCAACGAAACATGGAGACAATAAGGGTGAAGCGGTAACAATCATAAACAACGGTGAAGAAACGAAGGGAACGGTGATATATATGGCCGAAGGTATGCAGGTCTTTGATGAGGACGGAAATATCATTGTCAACACGACAGATACGATATGTAATTCACTCGGATACGTGGAGACCGATGGAAAAACATCAGGTGTTATTGAGAATGTAGCAATAAAGAAAAACCGTACATGGGTAGCAGTGGTGTTTCCTAATTGGACGCTTGAACTAGCTGAATGGGCTGTTCCGGCACCGCCTAATATTACTATTGAAGACGGCAAAATTTTGTATTCATACGGCAAAACAGCTATGGGAATGAATGGGATTTTGTACTGGGGGTTGTACTAATGGCAGAAACAGGATTGAGAGTATACACAGATGAGGGTGAGATTGTAATTAATGAATCATATGTAAATTTTTGGTATGACAAAGAAAAAAGTAAAGACGAAAGCTTTGCATACGGAGTGAATTGCTTAACCGCATATGGCTGCAGCTCTGGCAATGAAGGTCGTCGTTATGTATTCTCAGCAGAATCTCAAGACCCGTCGCAACATGGAGTCGGATTGCAGGTTATAAATGAAGCCGGAAGAGTCGTATATGATAGCAACTGGCAGCCGCTTAAAGTGCTTCACTATTCGGATAAACCTGGATACGTCATTCCCACGGATAAAGAATGCGCCATTATTGAATGCAGCGCAGAATACGGTTATTCGTATGTCATTTTTGACGCTCCTGGAAGCGACTATCTTTATGTGTGGAAAGAAGTTCATCCGAAAGTACAAAACGGGGTGGTCGTATTTGATAAGAAAGATAAGGGGGAACCGCCTCGGCATTACCAAGGTGCTTTTGAGGTGTTGACGACCAAGAGCCAAGGACAAACGGTCTATATGGTTGTCGACGTATCTCATATAAAGTAGGTGAAGCAATGACGATATTCAACGATGAACTGCATTGTGGATCGGATTTTACTCGACGGTACGTTGCCGACGGCCACGATTTTACGGGAGCGACGGCAGTGATGAAGATCCGCGCGGAGAACGATATCGAGCTTGTAGCCGCCGACTGCACGGTCGACGGGGACTCTGTCACGGTGAGGATACCGGGCGAGCGAAGCCGAGAGATACCGAGACGGTACCGCATGGCCAAGTACGACGTATTCGTAACGAAGGACGGCGAGTACAGTTACAAGCTCATCATGGGCGACATGCGAATTATTCAAGACGAATCAATGCATTAAAGGGGGTTTTATGATGGACGAATTAAAAGTAAAGGTGAACTTCGAAAATCCGGTACAAGTACAAGCGGTTCAGATTCCCGGATTGCCCGGTCGGGATGGACGAGACGGAGAACCCGGGAGAAATGGAGAAAAAGGCGAACAAGGTCCGCAGGGCATTCAAGGCGAGCAAGGGCCCCAAGGTCCGCAGGGTATTCAGGGCGAGCAGGGTCCTCAAGGGCCTCAAGGCCTGTCTGCTTATCAGGTAGCGGTCAATAATGGCTTTAGCGGTAGTGAGAGCGAATGGATAAAAAGCTTAAAAGGAGCGGACGGAAAAGTCCCTGATATAAGTCCCGTATCTATAGAATTGAAAAAGAAAGGGTATTGGAACGATGGCACTCTCACTGATGTTTTAAGCGTGCTAATTAACAATAGTATCGCTTCTAAAACTCCGACAGCCTTGGCCTATACAGAGCCGAAGAAGGGCGACACGGTGCTAAAAGTGAGTGGAGAATCTCATTATAAAGTAGACGCCAACGGCGAAAATTTAACCGAGATTATCAACGGGTCGGCTGACTTAAGTATCCCTTCTTATGACAAAGCTGATATTATAGTCAACTATTACAACATGGTTGACTATAAGATTTCTACGATTACTATTCAGGGAATTAAAAGTCAATCGTTTACAGACAAAAACGGGATTACGGTGTCCAAAGAGGGACCCGTTCTTACGGTTGATTTAACGAATCAGACGCCTGGGATTAGTAGCCGATATGATATATCGGATAGACCTTCTTGGGCTTCTGACAATGTGACGGAATATAAATTCATCTCTAATAATCCCAATAAAATCATCGGTTATAACGAACTCAAGAATGTTTCGGTAGAGAATGTATATAAGGTACTAAGCGGATTAACAGGCGGAATGGTTAGCACTGTTTACTTTAACGCTCCTGAAAGTGCGTTCATAATTGCTCAACACAACAATCTTTACGGAGTGGTAAACAATGGGGAAAAAGTTGTGTATATCAGAAACAAGCAGCTTATCCGGGTAAGGGTTGATGCGGGTGAGAAAAAGGCAATGCTCATTAGTTTGCACAGCAGTTATGACGATAAAATCACTGGAACGACTCCGGTGTTCCTCGATAGATGTTTTGGGGAATACTATAGAGTAGTTGACGATTTATAAGGGGGCGGCCTATGTGGACATGGAGCTTTGAGTTAGCAGATGTGCTAACGACCTTAACAATTATAAGCATTATAAGTGCGGCTGCTTATCGGTTGGTCCTTTTGCCGATTCTTCAGAAACTTGATGTTGAGCGGATTCAAGACAGAACCTTCTTCTCAGATAAATACGACACGTTAATTGAGACGCTTAAAGAGCTGAAAGAAGAGATTAAACTCTCAAGACAGGAGCGAATGCAACAAGCACAGCGTCATCTTCAGCTTGTCGGACGTGTTGACGTGTTAGAGGCTCGTGTAAATGATTTAAGGAATGAAATGCATGAGAAAGAGAAGAAATCATGAATATCGACAAGGTAAATGTGGCAGACTTAGTAGTCATCACGGGGTTGGTTGCAGCCCTTGTGATGGCTATTTTATTTAGTCTTAACGAGTTGGCTATGTCGATAGCAAGTGGCCTTTTAGGCTATATCGGCGGTGCTAAAACAGCGGTACACAAATCAGAAAGGAGTGATGAACGATGAGAGAAGTTACACTACACGAACTGAAGTCCTTAGCAAAGGCGGCATATTGGGACCTGTGGAATGGAGCGAGAAGTCTTGATCGTGATGTTAAGCTGTATGTTCATTGGACGGCAGCTCGTTATAATCAGACGTTCGACGAGTATCACGTAAATATCACAGGTGACGGCAGGGTATTTGTATCAACAAATGACTTGGCCGAGGTCAAAAACGCAACGTATCGGCGTAATACGGGCAGTATCGCTATTACACTTTGTTGCGCTTACGACGCAACGGGTCCCGATAACTTAGGCCCGTATCCGCCGACAGAGTCCCAAATTAATGCAGTGTCACAAGTTATATGCGTACTTG